AAACATAGTATTGATAACTTTTTTATTAATGTGAATAACTTTATTTTAATTTTATTTTATGTTAGAGAAAGACTTACACAGGTTAGTTTGCGACTACATACGTAAAATCTACCCATACGTTATATTCAGGACTGACTTTAGTTCAGGAATGAGAATGAGTATAGGAATGGCAAAGCGACACAAAGCATTGCAGTATTCAAATGCTTATCCCGATTTATTTATAGCTGAACCAAAAGGAAACTATGCCGGACTATTCATAGAATTAAAAACAATTAATAATGTAGTATTTAAAAAGGATGGCACAATGAGAAAGAATGAACACCATCAAGAGCAAGAAGTAATGATGATGAAGTTAAGAGGCAAGGGTTACAAAGCAGAGTTTGGGCAAGGATTTGGACACACGATTAAAATAATAAACGAATATTTAAACCAATAAAAATGAGCAACGAAAAAAAACAACCCATCAGATTAGGAAGCGGTAAAAAGATTAACGAAACTTTCCTAAGTTCAAGCCTATGTATTACAGATGCACTAGAGCATTCATACGAATACAATGGAAAGAAATATGTTAAAGTTAATATCAGTATTTATGCAGAATCTGACCAATATGGTAAAAATGTAAAGATAACTTTGAATGACTTTGAACCAAAAGCAAAGGTAGAAACTAACCCAATTAATATAAATACAAAAAGTGACCTCCCGTTTTAATGAAAAAATATACCAAAGAGTATTTTAAGTATTTTGGATATGGTATAGAAGATTTTGTTCCTTGTGAGGTATGCGGTAGTAAAGCGGTTGACATTGCGCATATAGTAGCACAATCTAAATTTGGCAGTAAAAGAAAGGATGAGCAAGATTTAATAACTAACATTGTCGGAATTTGTCGAACTTGTCATTATGACTATGATTTTAAAAATAGATGGACAGTTGAAGAAATGACTGAAATACATTTGAACTTTTTAAAGAAAAATAAAATATGAAATTATTAGACGATATAAATGCAGACTTACAAAAGCGCATCGACAAAGGGATTAAGACCTACGGAACCACACTAGATGATGCTAATTTAAATAAAGAAGAATTGCTAAATCATTTATACGAGGAATTACTTGATTCAATATTTTATATAAAGAAATTAATTAATGATAAAAGTTGATATTTTAATAATTAATAAATTTATAAAAAAGGCTAAAGATTTAAATAAAGGAATAAAAAAACTTTATATTAACCCTATACATTTAAAATTGATTCCTTATAAAAGTTATAAAAATGGGAATATTAAATATAAGGGATTAGAAATTATTACAGATGAGTATGTTAATATTGAAAATATATATTTTAAATAAATTAATCAATGATAAAAGTTAAGGTAGATAAAGTAAAAAGCAACTTAAAGAATCCAAGATTAATAAAGGATGAAAAGTTTAAAAAACTTGTAAAGTCTATTAAGGATTTCCCTGAAATGGAATCAGTACGACCTATTGTAGTAAATAAAGATATGGTTATATTGGGTGGTAATATGCGTTATAAAGCTATGATTGAATGCGGATATAAGGAAGTTAATGTTGAAGTAGTTGACTGGTCTGAACAAAAACAAAATGAATTTATTATTAAAGATAATTTAGGATATGGCGAATGGTCTTGGGATGACATTGCAAACGAATGGGATATGGAGCAGTTAGAAGGATGGGGAATGGATTTACCTGTATTTGATTATAAAGAAATAGAAGCAGAAGAAGATGACTTTGATGTGCCGGATGGTGGAATTGAAACTGATATTGTATTAGGAGATTTATTTGAGATTGGAGAGCATAGATTATTATGCGGAGATTCAACTGATAGCGATTCAGTAGCAAAATTAATGAATGGTCAGAAGGCTGATATGGCACACAATGACCCACCATATGGAATGAAGAAAGAAAAGCAAGGAGTATTAAATGATAATCTTAATTATAGTGATTTATTAAATTTTAATAGAGAATGGATTGGCTTACAATTTTTGCATCTTAAAGAAAACGGAAGTTGGTATTGTTGGGGTATTGATGAACCACTTATGGATATTTATAGTGAGATATTAAAGCCATATATTGCAGAACAAAAAGCAACATTTAGAAATTTAATTACTTGGGATAAAGGACACGGACAAGGTCAAAATTCAGATAATACCAGGAGTTATGCAATAGCAGATGAAAAATGTTTATTTGCTATGATGGGAGTGCAAGGATTTAATAATAATGCAGATAATTATTTTGATAAATGGGAAACAATAAGAGTATATTTAGAACAAGAAATAAAAAAACTAAATGAATCCGATGGCAAAATTGCAACCGCTTTAGGTTACAAAGATGGAAGAACTGTAAACCATTGGTGGAGTAAATCACAATGGAATTTTCCAACAAAAGAAAATTATGTAGCATTAAAAGAATATAGTAAAACTAAAAACATAGATGCTTTTAAAAAGGAATACGAAGAACTTAAAAAGGAATACGAAGAACTTAAAAAGGAATACGAAGAACTTAAAAAGGAATATTATTCAACACGAGCATATTTTAATAATATACACGATAATTTTAATAATGTTTGGAAGTTTGAAAGGCATTTGCGACAAGGAGATGAAGGAGGACACGCAACACCTAAACCAATTTCATTATGTGAAAGAGCAATTAAATCAAGTTGCCCAGATAAAGGATTAGTTTTAGATGTATTTCTTGGTAGCGGTTCAACAATGGTAGCTGCTAATCAACTTAATCGCAAATGTTACGGTATTGAACTTGACCCTAAGTATTGCCAAGTGATAGTAACTAGAATGCTTAAACTTGACCCAACATTAACCATTAAAAGAAATGGTATTGATGAAACGCAAAAATGGTTAGATGAACAAATGTAATGATATAGTACTAGAGATATACAACCATCCTGACCTTATAAAAGCGATAAGCAAGACAAAGCCTGAATCAATACAAGACGATTTAAGACAAGAAATAGCAGTTAGCTTACTACTTCAGCCTTGTGATAAGATATCAGCCCTATTCGCCTCTAATAACTTATTAAGGTATGCAATCAAGATATGTTGGTTTATGGCTACTTCTAAGACAAGTGAATTCTATTATAAATATAAAAAAAGTGATTTATTAAAGGCAGTTGAGTATTTTAATAGTCAATTAGATTTACCTACGATTCCTGAGAGTTTAGCAGTTGAGGCAGCAAAAGCGCTCACAAAAAATAACATAGACATAGAAACAGACCACGAAATAAGAATATTTAATAAATACGTAGAACTAGGCAGCAATAGAAAAGTAGCAGAGTATTACGGAATACCAGTTAATCACGTTTGTAATATTACTAACAAAGTAAAAAAAGAATTAAGATGTTTATTATACCAATAGCAGCATTTACATTTGCTTATTATTTCATTAATGTATTTAATGGGCATATCATACTAAAGCGCATATTCAAAATACCTTTAGTAAAAAGATTAAAACCCTTTGACTGCATTCAATGTTTAACAGTATGGAGTGCTTTATTATTTACCTTTTTACCAATACATACAGTAGAATTAATAGCAATAATATTCGGAGCAGGGTTTATATCAATTAAAATAAAATAGTCAGGTGGCGGAATTGGTAAACGCAAGTATACCGTAGCAACTATGGTCGGAGGGTACTTATAGTACAAGGTTGCATTGCAGGTTCGAATCCTGCCTTGACTACTAAAACATACAAAAGCAGTAAATGAACATAATAGGAGTAACACATAAAGAATCAGGATGCGGATATCACAGAGTAATGTTACCACTTGCTTTTATGAATGACATAAAGGGCTATGTAACCAATTATATAACAGAAGATAAGACTGATGATTGGGATTTATTACTCTATAATAGGATATGCCAATACGATATAAATTGGAACAAAACTAAGGAATTACTTGGATGTCAAGTAGTTATGGATATTGATGACCATTGGCAACTACCACTTAACCATCTTTATTATAATACTTACCAGGATATAGCTGAAAGGATTGAAAGGAATTTAATGCAGGCTGATTTGGTTACGGTTACTAATTCTAATTTATTGAATAAAGTAAAGCAATTTAATGATAATGTAATTGTAATGCCTAATGCCTTACCCTATGGATTGAATCAGTTTAACGATACTAAAGTTAAGTCTGATAAAGTAAGATTGTTTTGGTGTGGGAGCATTAGCCACGATAACGATATTAAGATATTAAAAGAACCGTTAAAAAGGTTACAAGGTAGAAAGGATATTCAAATGGTAATGGGTGGATATAATGATAGCGATGCTTATACTAAGTCAATATGGGATAAAATGTTTTCTATGTTTACTGGTAATTTGCCATCAATAAAATTACATTCAGCTAGTCCTACTCAGTATATGGATATGTATAACTATGCCGATATTGTATTGATACCTTTAGAAGATTCAGAATGGCACGCTTGCAAAAGCAATTTAAAAATATTAGAAGCAGCAGCAAAAAGATTGCCGGTCATTTGTTCAAACGTAGCACCTTATAATATGGATGTAGATGCACCTGTATTATGGGTAAACAATCAAAAGGACTGGTTCAGGTATATTAATTTATTAACTAACAACCCAAGCCTAAGGGAAAATTTAGGCAATGAACTATATGCGTGGGCGACCAAAAGGTACAACTTCAAAGAAATTAATCAACAACGATACGATGCCTACAAAAGCATTATTAGTTGATAAAAATGAAATATTTGATAAGCACAGACATTACTACGACTTCTATCATAGGACTGGAGAAATAGTAAACTTTCATCACGATGTACAGGTAGAACTACTAAATGAATATCGTAGAGTAAAGGATGCTTATTATCATTATAACAATAATTGTAATGTTTGCGTAATTGATTTTTTAAACCTAATATATAGATGGTATGATAACAACTAAAGAATTCCTAGAGAAAGAATTGGAGTGGGGTATTAGTTTTGCTAATCCTAGTTTTAAGAACTTAGCAAGTGTAACTGCTAAACAATTTACAGACTTACCAATTAAAACAGTAATGGACTTCGGTGCAGGTACTGGAGTTTATTCCGATGCCTTTCACAATGAGGGGTATGAAACCTTTGTTTATGAAATATGGGATGAGCATAAGGTTTATATCAAAGAGAATGCGCCACATCTTAATTTAATTGATAAGCCTATTACAACCGATTTAATGGCATTCATTGAAGTAGCTGAGCATATGACCGATAAAGAGATTCTAAGCCTATTTAAGACCGTTAAACCTACTTATGTACTATTTAGTTCAACGAGTGAGAAAACGGACTATGATGAACAATGGGGGCATATAAACGTAAAGCAACAAGCCGAATGGATAGCAATGTTTAAAAAGATGGGTTATGAATTAGACAGGCATTTATTTAACCCTACATCTTGGAGTAAATTATTTAAATTATGTCTTTAGAAAAACAACCACACGGAGGATATTTAAATAGATATGAGAAAGGTGCAGCCTGGAAAGGGAATCGTAACGGCAGACCTAGAAAGTATATCACAGAACTTGCACCATACGGATATAAGAATGCTCAAGTAATGGATTGCATTCAGGTATTAATGGCAATGACAGTTGAAGAACTTAAAGCGGTATGGGATAACAAAGAAAGCACAATACTTGAAAAGACTTTGGCTAATGCCTTAATTAAATCAATGGCTAAGGGTTCTTTGTATTCCGTAGATACTTTACTATCAAGGGTATATGGTAAACCAAAAGAAACTACTGCAGTTACACAGGATAGTAAAATAGAAGTAGTATTTGTTAAGGGCAAAACTATATTATGATTTTAGAGTTACCAGAAGCGCATAAAAATCAAATTAAAATACTTGAATCAAATGCAAGGTTTAGAGTTGTTATGTGCGGAAGGAGATTTGGTAAATCAGAACTATCACAAGTTGAGATTATAAGCAATGCCATTTTAGGTATGAAGGTTGCCTATATTACACCTACCTATAAACTAGCTAAAACATTCTTTGAGAAACTTATCCAATGCGTACCTTTTGAAAATAACAAAAGCGATTTAACGATACACTTTCCCAATATGGGAACTGTAGAATTCTTTACCGGCGAAAGGCTAGATAACTTAAGAGGTCGTAAATTTCATTTAGTAGTTATAGATGAAGCTAGTTTTATATCAGACTTACAAGATGGATGGCTAAATTCAATTAGACCTACCTTAACAGATTATCAAGGCAGAGCATTATTCTTATCTACACCTAGAGGAAAGAATTATTTTTATTCCCTTTATATGAAAGGTGGGCAAAGAGATTGGGAGAGTTTTAAATTTACTACATACGACAATCCGTACATAAAAACTTCAGAGATTAACGATGCAAAAGCGCAATTACCCAGTTCAGTATTTGAGCAGGAGTATATGGCTAACCCTATGGAGAATGCAGCTAATCCATTTGGTGCTGAACACATTACAAAATGTACTTGCTATTTAAGTTCAAATGAAGCAATGTATTATGGTATAGATTTGGCTAAGTCATTTGACTGGACAGTTATTATAGGACTAGATAGCGATGGTAAGGTTTGCCACTTTGATAGATTTCAAAAGGATTGGCTACAAACTAAAGAAACTATTAAACAGATACGAAAGCATAAACATATTTTTATTGATAGTACAGGAGTAGGCGATGCAATAGTTGAGGACTTACAAAAGTACTTTAATGATATGACAGGTTTTAAGTACACATCAACCAGCAAGCAGCAACTTATGGAAAGTCTTG